CAGCCTTGCCGCCTGCACCGTACTGGAACCCAAGCACCTGAGCTGGCAGGTTGAACAGGCCACTGAATGCCTTGGCCTCGCCGAGTTCTCCACCAGCTCTGGCTGCTCCCTGCTGGGCCAGCAAGTTGGCCACATTGGTGCCTGTTTGCATGCCAGCAGTTCCGACACCGGCTGCTGATTGCTGGCCTAGTGATGTCATTCCTCCGAGTCGTCCGTATTGCTGCTCGATGGCTTGGTTAAGCAAAGCTGGTCTGAACTGTGCAAGTGCGCCCTGGATGTTGCCACCTCTCAGGCCACCAGTGGCCGAAGCACGCTGGAGCAGAGCCTCTTCGCCCTGCTGCGCCAAGGCCTGGAAGGTCTCGCCACCTCGAATGCGCTCAATGGCCGCTTGCTCTGCCTCTGGGCCTTGTAGGCCAAGCAAGGCCTGCTGCTGCTGGAGCGCAGGAAGACCTGCCTCGGTGTAAGGTTGGAGCAATGCTCGCAATGCATCAAACTGCCTGCGCTGTTCCTCAATACCGGCACCTGCTGCGCCTGCTTGAATGCCTGCGGCCTCGCTTGCTGCATCGGCCTGCATCATGCCGCCAAGCAGTTGCGAGCCTCCAACGATTAAACCAGTGACTGGATCAGGCATGGCTGAACTCCTTCATGTAGTCTTCAAATTTCTCGCCATACAACTCCATGACGCTGCCTGCATCTTCTGTCGCACGACGAGTGCCGTGGCACAGCGCCACGGTCATCAGCACAACGTCATAGTATCCTGCACGCCAGACAAATGACCGTGCATCGGCCTTGCCTGATCGCTCGGCCTGGTCGGATGCCTGCCACTTCAGGATCATGGTGGCCACTATGGGTGCGAGGCTGTGGGAGTTGGCAATCCAAAATGTGTTCTGGTTCATGCCCACCAGGGTGTTCCAGATCACCGCATTGAGGTCTTCTCGCTCGACTGGATCACCGTCTGCGACATCATCAAAGACCTGGATGGCCCCATAAAGCATGAGCAGCCATTCAACGGCTGGCGTTGGGAGCGCGAAAACCCTTTGCAGGTTCACTCTCAACCAATCGACACCAGACATGCGCAGCTCCTGTTCAGGGTGAGCTGCTGGCGGCTCGATAGGCTCAGCGGCTGCATTTTCCCACATTTCGGCATCCCGTCAATATTCTTCTTCTTCTTCCCGGTCTTCCCAGGCCTGGCAGACGCGCATGTCGTTGCAGATGAAGTTCAGCTTTTCACAGTGGCCACGAAAGCCTGCGCCCTTGTCGTAGGCCGCCATCGGGATGCGCTCGATCTTGACTTGGGCCATGAAACTGTTGTCGTAGTACTCGCAGTTTGAGCAATGCTTGCGCCGTGCATCCTTTTCGGTGCACTGCATGGCCTCGGCAAGTCCTGCATAGAACTCCTTGTTTGCGCCTGGCTCATTGGTCGGCATCTCTGGGCCGTAGTTCCAGTCCTGCACCGCAATGACGTAGTTCTTCTTGTTTTCTGCCGTGGTGATGAATTCCTCATCCATTGGCAGGCCCATAAAGCTCTTGGGCATCATCATGAATTTGTCCATGCTGTTCTCCTTATGTGATTTCGCGGCCAGATGCGCGGATTGTCAGCGATGTGGCTGCACTGGCGATGGTTGAGATGAACCCGCCAGACTCCAGCGACTGGCCGACCAGCTCGGGGAAAGTGTAGGTCTCATCTGGTGCGATGGCACGGGTGTCCACGATCAGGTTGGCCGTGCCTGCAGTGCCGCCACTGGTCACCAGGTTGACGCTGATGGTGACGTTGCCTGCTGTGGTGTTGGTGGCCGTGAACTTGTCGATGATCGCCTTACAGTTGGTGGCTGTGTACTGCGTGGTTTGGCTGCTCTCGGCCTGCTTTGCTGGGATCAGTACCTTGATGGATACGGTCATGAGAAAATCCTTTTTGAAGTTAAGAGATCAAGACCAATTGCCCACTGACACAACTGTGTTAGTGCCAATGGCGTTGCATTTAAACCAGCAATTTGCACCTACGACAGCGGCAGATGCGGTTGTCAATTGAACGCTGGGAATGATAGTTCCAGCAGCATTGATGCGAAATATTCCTTTGATGACCACTGAATATGATGTACCAGTAGCTGCCGTGGAAATGTTGCCCGTAGCTCCAGCAGCCGCTGAAAAACTACCGCCAATCGCAGCGCCTGTTGTTTGCGTTGTAGCATCCAAACCAAAGGCGTGCCATGCTGCGGATGTGAAAGTTGCAGTGCCAGCTCCAACAATACTGAAGCCTAAATTGCCTGATGAAGCAGACATACTGGACAAGTTTAGAGAGCATTCAAAATAGTACGATGTTGACCCGTTGACGGTTAACGCGCCATTGGTCAACCCACCTGAACCGCCACTGAAAACGGCCTGCAAGGATGTGTTGCTTGTCATGGTCTTAGTGCCAGTACGCGCAACAAAATGCTCGTTCACTGTCACGCCAAGGTTATTGGCGTTGGGTGTAGCGTAAAACACGCGCCCATCCCAATACAACCTGCCGATCTTTGTGGCCGGATTAGGCGCATTGCTGTTGAAGTCAATGTAGTCGGTCGTGACCGAGTTGTTGTTCTGCTGAACTGGCGCAAGAGCCAGCAGGTTGAGCACTTGGGCCAGCCTTGGAATGGCATCCAGTGCCTGCTGGACCTTGGCATTGAGCACGGCATCTTCGACCGAGGTGTCCTGCGCCAGCGTTGCAATCTGGTCAAGTGCCAGTGTGGTCTTGCCATCAATGACCGCTGCGCTGACCGCTGCATCTTGCGCCAAGCGACTGATCTGAGCCAGCGCCTCGTTTGCTGTAGCCGCCGCCGTGTCTGCCTGGTATTCGAAATCAGTCCCAACAATAACCTGGAGCTGATCGACGGCAGAGAACAGCAGTTCAAACTGCCTGATCTGCTGCTGGTCGGTCAAGAACTCCGCGAGCTGATCGCGGGTCAGGTTCAACTTGCGGGATTGTGGTGCGGTTGCCATCAGTATGCCAGCGCCTCGATCTGAGCCTCAAGCCTAGCGAACGACACATGGGCATCACTGTCGCCACGGAAACGCTGGATTCTCCAATTGCGCATGTGGCCCTGCTGGAACCAGGCAAGTCGTTTTGCGGTGCTGCCAATCGTTCCCACGGCAATGCTGCGGTCTTGACTCCATGCGAGACCGTTCACGCTGTAGCTGGTGCTGATCTGCGGGTTCTTGCCCAGCGCCACGCTGCCGGTCAATGCGACCAACTCCAGACGGTTAAAGATTGCGCCATTGCCTTCGTTGTAGACGATGACCGTGCCAAACTCCCAGCGCACTTGCTGGCCCCAGTGGTGGCCAATGTCTTGCACCAGATAGCCGATGGAGCTGGATTGCGGATCGCCGACCAGCCACTTGTCGTATATCCAGACCATGTTGCGTGCCCGGTACTGGCTGAAACCGACCACTGCGGTGGTCAGAGTGAACCAGACAGGCTGCTCCAGAGCCTCAGATGCGGAGGCATCGTAGACCACCGTGCGATCTGGCAGATGGACGTAGAGGTGCTGGTGGTTCTTGTCGTTGCGTGATTCCAGTTGAACCTTGACCAGTTGCGCCTCGGTGTACTGAAGGAGCAGATTGTCGATTTCCTGGGTGCTGATTTTCTGGGTGGTGGCCGCTGCGCCAAGGTAGATGCCTGGGGCTTCATTGCGTCCACCGCCCAAGAAGGCAATGCGTTCCAAGTAAATGCAGCAGGTGTGCGTTCCAAGAGCGCCCTTTTGGACTTGCGCACCATCAATGCGTGCGAATGGGAACAACTCGCCGCCCACGTTGTCGAAGACCTCCATCGTGTTGCTGTTGATGGCATAGACCTCATTGCGCAGCTTGATGAGTGCCACAACAGGATCAGGGTCCACCTCGGAGCTGCCATATTTCAGTGGGTTGACTTGGGTCGGGTCTGACAACTCGGTGACGACCAAGTTTGCGCCATCTGTGGTCATGAAGTAACCATCCACCCAGCAGAAGTCCAGCACCACGCCAAGGTCTGGATCAGTGACTTGCCGCAAGATTGGAGCCGTTGGGTTCCAGCCTATGGTTCCAGGCGTGTTAACTGGAATCCAGTAGTACAGTCGCCCACCGGATGCGATGGCCAGCACATCAAAGCTGTAGTCCATCGTCACCAGCTCGGTGACTGGGCCGCCAACATCACCCAGCACGGTCACAGCTCCATTGCTGTCCACCGACACCAGCTTGGTGCCCATCACGCGATAGCAGATGCCGTTCCAGTTGATGCCGCCACGATCAATGCCTGGGCCTGTGCCGTTGGCCACAATGCCATCACCAGGACGCAAAAAGCCATTACTGATGCCTGACGCCTTTGGCACCGGCACCATGTTCACAGGATAGGCGGTGCGCAGCTCTGGCGTGCTGTCAGTGTAGATGCCGCTTAGGATTGGGAC